TGCTATTGTCTGAGAACAACGATAGATGCCCAGTGTAGTCCTCTGGGTAGAGCCCAATCAGGTAGACCATCTTGTACTCATTTGGTTTGAACATTGGGTTCTCTAGGAAGTCAGCCCCAATATTCTCAGCAATATTCAGTGCGTGTTCCTTGGCTCCCACAGAAGTAACACAGATATCAGACTTTGGGTTGCCGTGCTTATTGCGGACATAATTGGTTCTCTCAATCCAGTTGTTGTGAGAGTCCATCGAAATACCGCCCTCTTGTGGTGGGTCAGTATAGAAGTCAACCCTTGGGAAGTAGAGCCCCTCATGCCCATGCTCAATAACCGTTAGTCTCATGTCCCAATCCTGCAAAGACTTACAGTCAGGATCCCAACCGTAGTAAGCCTTACGTCTTAGAGGGAATGCGCCTGAAATGAAGTTGGTGTACTTGATTGCCCTCTTGAGATATCCGAACGGCCTGGATTGCAGAACTCCTCCCCCCATTAGCGCGTAATCCCCATAGACAAAGTCAACTTCTGGGTTCTCCTCAAAGGCATTCGCCCAGTGAGACAGCGTACCAATGTTCAGATATACATCTGGGTCGAGGAACGTTAGGTACTCCCCATCAGAGTTGTCTGCTCCGTAGTTTCTTGCAGAAGGAGCCCCTCCCCATTCCTTCTCCAATATTCTGATGTCACTATACTTCTTTAGAAACGATCTAGCACTTTTGTTGGGGCCATCTAAAACGACTACGATCTCGAAGTTGTCGTAGTCTTGATTCTTCAATGCGTTATAGAATGTCCCAAACGTCTTATACGCGTCCTTATAGATCGGAGTTATGACACTGAATTGCCCCTTCTTCATATGTGTTTTTCTAAATTGTAACACAAAAGGGAGGAACGAACTCCTCCCAATTGTTACGAATCCTATCAGTCAGCAGTCGCGAGCGTCAAACCAGCAGAAGCATTGAGAATCTGCGCGGCCAGGGTGGCCTTGGATCCGACGTCGGAGAACTGTTGAAGAAGGTTGTTCGTGTCGTACGGGTTCGGTTTCACGACGTAAATCTTGAAGCCGCCATTCGTACCGCTAATCTCTGTTACACCGAGTGATTCGTTTCCGAAAATTAACCCGTAGTAAGCAGTGACCGCAGTAGAAGTACCCGAAGTCGAGTTGTACACGTTTGGTGACGAAACGATGCGGATGCCAGCAAACTTACCAGCCTCACCATTGAACAGTTTCACCTGTTCGCCAGTGTACTGATTAGCGTTCTGCCACTCACTATCATCCATCAAACCGTTGAAAATCGTATTCGGGTGCAATACAGCAATAAAGTCGCTACCGGTGTGAGGCATAACAAACTTACGCTCCAACTCGGCGCGAGCAGCACGCAGGCCAGCAGCAGTTAGCTTGTCACCAGATGTAACGGTGGACAATGTACCCTTTGTGGTAGCATCGTTACCGTACATGATGGGGAAGCCAGCTCCCGATGGGACTGACGATGTGCCGTACGCAACTTCGAAGAGATACTTGTCGATCATGATACCCGCTCGATCTGACACCAAACGGACAGCGTCTGAGATAACGCTCATCGAGGCAGCGGTCCACTCAACCATGTCAGAGACTCGCACCGAACGTCCGATCTGCAAAACTGTCGCAGAGACGGATGTCGCGGATAGAGCTTCTGGAGTTGGCGTTGTGCCTTCTGTCAGAACGTAAGCAGATACGGTCGTGCTTCCTAGCGCATAGCGATGCCATTTGACAACATCACCCAAGCCAGCAGGCAGGCCCTTTTTGGTAGCCAGTTCATATAGGGTTAAACGTGGTGTTAGAACCTGTAGACCAACCTTCTCAAAGTATTGACCTCGTAGGGCACTGAACGCCGCGTTTGTAATTCCTGTTACAGCCATAATAATCTCCTTTTCCTTCCAGCTACCGTCCCACTATTCGACCTATTTTAGAAACTGGATTTTATCCTTGTAATTCAGGGAAGTTCTGAAGTAGCTCCGCAGGAGTCATTTTGTCAATGTCCTCTTTCGTATACCCCTGATTGCCTGAAGAGGCTCTCGTGGTATCAGCGGTTGCCTTAGTGGTTTCCCGCTCGGTCTTTGCTCCTTCTTCCCTAGCACGATCAGACATTACCGATGCTGAGGCTGCCTCAAATACCAGTTCGTATTTAGAGAAATCTCGCAGGAGGGATTTGTCCTTGTTAAAGATAGCTTTCGCTTTCTCTGAAACCTCTGCAAATGAGTCACCGTATCTACTGCGCAATTCGTCCATCTTTCTGTCGAACTTGCTCTCCCGTAACTCGGAAACGAGGTTGGAGACTTCATCCTTAGTAAGGAACTTTTCGCCCAGCTTCTCGGCCAACGCATCTATATTGGTCGGCTCTTCTGTTTCTTTAGACTCAGCAACCTTCGCTGGCTTTTCCTCCGGAGAGTACTCTTCCTGGAAGGTCTTCTTAAGGTCTGAGAGTTCTTGTGTTTTGCGCGTGTAATCATCACGACGCAGCCCACTGTCCTTCCATTCCTTAACCTGCTTCATCTCTTCTTCAGAGAGTTTTTCTCCCTTCGCAATCTTCGCCATCACATCAGTTTCATCTGCCTCTTCTGATTTGGTATCGTCGGATGCCTCCGCCTTAACCTCTTCTTCGGAAACTTCTGGTTCTGTGGTAACGGCCTGTTCGTCTTGTCCTGTCTCACCATTCTCCTCGGCAAAAGCCTCGAAAGATTGGAGGTCAGGGGACGAGGTGAGGTTCTCGTCTGCCATAGTATCCTTTAGTTGTACCCCGGTTCTATGCCGGAAGGCGAGCAGGAGGGGACGGCTTTACTCCTACTCACTTTCCGATGCAGGACCCTCAATAAAATCTAAGATGTCTCTGGCTGCACTTACCCTTCCTCTAATGCGCTCCACTTCATCCTTATCACAATCTAGGAGCTGGTCTGTCTTAGCCATCTCGGTCAGGAACACCTTTAACTTGACCCACATGTTATCTAGCAACCTGCCCTCCTGGAGCCGCCTGTGCTGGCTGGCTCATTGATTCTGGTTGCTGGTCCTGCAACAACCTGCCCATTTCATCTCGAATCATCTGAGCCTCCTTAGGATCCATCTGGGCCAACTGAGCATCAATCTCTTCGGGGCTCATCTGAGTCATCATCTGTTCAACACCGCTTGCCTCCTGTGGCTGCTTGAGGATGTTCTCTGGATCTTTGATGTTGTACTTAATCAGCACTCTCTTGTACAGCTCTGGGATATTGACGTAGGGTTCGATGACTGGAGTCTGAGATAAGTTGAGGATGTCAACAAGATTTCTTCTCTCTGTGATTCTATCTACAGGCTGAGTTGACCCCGCCTCGATCACAATGTCAAACCTTCCCTGAATATCAGCACGGGAGATCGTCTTAAAAACAGGCGCGGCATCCTGCCCGATGATTCGTACAACCTTTTTCGCTGGCATCCACTTCTGGAGACCGTAAAGCATCTTGTTGCCAATGTCATTAATGAAATCTTCCAGATGGCGAATCTTCATTCGGAATCTCTGGTTCCCAGCCTCCTGAATCAACGTCACCCCAGTAGCTGTGTCGTTCAATGAGTCTGTACTTGTTCCGATCTGGAAGTCAGTAACTGAAGTGGTTGCCTGAATGTTGTTCTTAATGATCTGGTCCATCTCGAAAGCCTGAGAAGGAATCGCCTGAGTGTCCAGTGGGACAATATCGTTAATATCGTTGACGTCAATTACACCGCCTGCCTTAGTGACTAGGGTGTTCTTATTCACGCCACCTGCTCGACGTCTCTTCCACATTCGGTGGACAATACTCTTGAGGTTGTCCATGATCTGATTGCGCAGAGAGTTGGCTTCGTGCTGCAGGGATCTAATATGTTCAACCTCCCCAATACCGTAATACTCGTGAGGGACAAGATAATCTCTCATCGAAACAAACGGGATGAACCCCCACGGGTTCTCTTCATCTCGAATAATCTTCTCTCCCTCAGCAACAGCCACTACGCGATCTTTTGTCCACCACTCCTTAATGTTGATCTTGGTATTGGTATCAGTAACCGCCGTGTCAGTGTTGGCTAGGCTGGCAGACATCGCTCTCTGACTGTTCACTAAACGCTCATTGATCTTCTTAGATTCAATCGCCTTAAGCTTCTTGATTACAACATCATCGTATTTACCAGTGCTGATAAGATCATCAGCTGTCATGTCATACTCGTGAATGAAGTACTGCAAATCACGATCACAAGTAGCGGTGATGTCTGGATAGGCATCTGCAGGGTCAACAGAGATAAATGTGGGCAAACCAAGCTCTTTGTCCCATGAGCATCGAGCAAACCCAGTCCCGTACATTAGAGCATCTCGGACAACCTTCTCAAGTTCATCGTTAAGCCTCTCCAATTCCCAGGCATAGCTGAACATCTCTCCCACATACTGTGCCTTCTCGGCATCAGATTCCTCTCGTGGTTGGGCTTTAATCTCAGGGCGGGCTCCAACTAAACGTGGGACAACTGTCTCGATTACCTGAAAAGTGTAGGGGATATTAAGATTAGAAAGATGGCGAGTACTCTCACCTCTCTCTTCCTGTTGACTTCTGTAGAGAGAGTAAAACTCCTCAGCTTTCTGATCCCAACCACCTTGTCTCCAACGCTTTGACGCCTGATAATCCGCTAGAACTGTTTGAAGAAGCTTCTGATTTTGTAATCGTGCCACAATGGATACTTAGATTTGTCATCATCTTCATATCCATTTACATTTCACTACGAATTATAGCACAAACCTACGCAACGAACCTCTTTACCAACTCTTTTGCCTCTCTAATGGCTTGAAACATTCGCTTTGCGTTACAGTTATCGCCACTATCAAGGAAAAACGATGAGGTCATAGCGTTTTCATCGGGCACTTTGAACGTTAGTTCGACTCTTTTGTCATCAACCTTCTTCCCACGAATAATCTGGAAGTGATTATATGTTGCCCAAGCTATTAGACCGAAATCTGAAGTGGATACTTCTTCCATGATTTAACGATTTTAATTATGTAATCTACCTCTTCGTTGGTAAGTAGTGGGTATATCGGTAATGATACTCCCTTCCAGCCAGTACCTGGGTAGTGGTAGCCACAAGAAACACCGCCCTCTTTCATATGAGCGATAAAATCGTCAACATCTTCGACTGTGTTGACAAAGAAAGGATAGAGATGGGTCCCCTGCCAATCCTTCCCAAAGGCAGCATTAAATCTGTCCCTAATATCATTTCTCCTTGCTGTAAACGAGGGGAGCTTCTTTAGCTGCTCTCTCCCGATAGCTGCTGCAATATCATTCCCATCATAGCCGCCAGAAAAAACCTCAACCTTATAGTTGTGCCCCTTGCCATTCAACCTATCATGGGTAGAAGTAGACAGCCCGTCTCTCCAATACAGTCGTGCCTTTTCATATATCTCCTTATCGTTAGTTACGAACATGCCGCCTGAACCAGTGGTCATATTCTTGGTGGCATAGAACGAGTAGCAGCGGATCTTCCCCACGAGCAGGTCGTTAGGCTCTATCCGGTGGGCTGAGTCTTCTAGGTATAGTGGTGCGAGAGTCTCTAGTTTTGGGTACAGCTGTGGGAGCCACCCGTTTTCTCCCAGCTTTAGACCACCGTAGGCAACAGCCACGCTACGCCAACCACTACCATCTTCATCTTCTGTAGTGTATGGCTCCATCTTGAACCACTGGTCTGTTATCTCTCTACCAGCTGAATAGGTGGCACAAAAGGTATTGGCAGGATAACGAATACGCCTTGGAGCCTCCCACCTATCATCTACCCACCCAGCGTAGGCTTCTTCGACCATTATCTTATACGCCATCTTCAGCGCACTGGTACAGCTGTTGGTGAAGATGCAGTAGTAATGCTCCCCAGGAGGTGAGATGTAGTCTGAGAACTCCTGCTCAAACGCTTCAGTCTCAGGGCCAGCAGCCAGCCAGCCCGACCGCATAGTTCTTATTACGGCGTCGGTCTCCTCTTGGCCGATGGTTGGTTTAGAGAATGGTATGTTCATTCGTTTCTCCATATTGCTTGGCTGAAGTCTCCTGTATGGACCTTTTCAGACTCTGGGAGCATCTCGTCTACTGCCTGCCCAACTCCTGTTAAGTAATAGTCGTGAAGAACAATGTATCCACCCTTCTTAATAAAGGGCTTAAACCTCTTTATCTCCAATACTGTCCCCTCATAGTCATGACTGGAATCGACAAACAATAAATCAATTTCCTTGTCCCACTGAATCTCCATACTACTTATCTTCTGGAAAGAAACACCCTCTATTTCTGGATTATTAGTAGTCGTATCACAGGTGGTTATTTCTGCAGTAGGAAACAACATCTGTAGAGCGCGCGTTGACTTGCCACAGAATGTTCCCAGCTCCAATATGGTCGCATTGTCTGGGAGGTCTAGCTTTGAGAATTGTTCAACATCTAACTCGTCTAGCCACCCCGATATGTCTTTGACTTGTTCGTATACTTCTTTATAATTCATCCCAATTGTTAAACTTCGTAGCATGATCATCAATGAATAGGTCGTAGCTGGGCTTACCACAGATGATCCTGTCGTAATGGATGTCGTGAGCGTCTAGTAGGCCCTTGACCGTTGAGTAGTCATAATCTGGGCGGTTGGTGAAGATAGTAACTTCATGCCCATCACTGAACCATTCGTTCATTTTCTCAACACACCCGTCGATTATTTTCCCAGTCTTCTTATCAAAGATCACCCCATCGAAGTCAACCGCTATTCTGCTCATTCCCAATCCTCCGTTTGTTCTGGTGTAAATAGTTTTGGTTCCTGGTCTATCTGCCTAATGATGCCATACCTAAGCGGATACCGCGTCCGCTTGGGCTTAGGGAGCCCCAGGGCAGCGTTTATGCCGATGAGCGGCAAGTTATACCCTGTGAGCCAGTAGTAGCTGTACGAGGCCGTCAGCAGCCTCCCAGCGTTGATCTCCGTTACCTTAAAAGAACCGTCCTCAGACTCTTTCAGATCCACCCCGTAGAACCCGTGCAGCGGTGTCTGTGTGTGGCGGGCTATCTTAGTGATGGCTAAGCGAGCTATCTCTGTGATCCGCCTGTTCTTTCGGCAGATAGATACTGCACTCGAGCCAGACTTCGTTACATCCATCTCTTTAGCTTTGACCAGATAAGAGATCCGCTCTTTTTGGAACCGTGCCAGCTCTTCCCCATCCTTATAGACGAACTCCACAGAGAAGTTCCTACCAGGTAGATACTCTGAAGCCATCTGTGCCCCCTTCCCTCCTGCTCCCTTGGTATCTCGAATCCAATATGTCTTGGGAGCAAGATCCCCTAAGATTGAGGCACACATAGCTTTGTCCTGGCACAGTTCAACTTGTTTCTTGTCAGGGAGGAAAATAGGGTACTCCGGCGTATTAACCCACCTCCATACAAGTGAATCTGGGATAGGTAAATATAGATCAGGATTTTCTTCTGGCCAACCAGACTTCCCGTCGATCATCTGCTTAGACCATAGACTGTCGTCTGTACTGTAGACATCTATACCAGTGGCCCTTAGGCATCTCTCCATCCCTATCCCCGCAGGTCCACCGCCCCCAAGAATTAAAACGATCTTATTTTTTCCCATGGACCATGAGTCTTACTGGTCCTTCTAGGACTTCTTCGTGGACTACGTTGAATAACTTGCGATAATCGTGATGCCAGTTATGTTCGGCCAATCCCTTTCCGTCCCCAACACATTCGATCATTATTCCATTCTTGCACCTAAACTTCAAAGACTCTGATACCTCTTCAATGTACTCAGGTGGGATATGCTGCAAGAACTTGGAGGAAAAGAACAGATCATACTGGAAGTTATCTAGCCAATCAATAATATCTCCAACATAGAAGTCACACCCTGGACATTTCTTCTTGGCAATCGCTATCTGACCAGCGTTTATATCTACCCCCGTATAGTCCATCTTACTAAACAATGGGGCATACCGTCCGTCCGAACACCCAACGTCTAAAACAGTTTTAGCACCACGTGGGATATGGGGGAATATCTCATCGATCCACTCAGGCTCTCCTCCAGACCACCCTCTATTTTCCCAGTAGGAGACGTAATTGAACATCTTACCCTGTTATCTTTAGAACTGCATACATCCCGACAAAGGATTTTATTATGGCGTGAAGGTCGTGGCCGCCAACCACCAGGCCTTCCGTCATGTCCCACCGTGTGTATTCAGAATAACCACCAGCATCTTCATGCTTGGCTGCAATATCCCCAGTCAGGATCCTCTCTAATATCTGTTCATCTGTTACCTCCGATTTGTAGACAAAGAGAGACACATTGGCCAGTGGGACCATGTCTGACCCAACCTTATCTCCTTTAATGTTCTTCCTCCAGCAGAGATTATCCCTCACTTCTTTGACAATATTGTCTGTGCCTATAAACAGACCCTCCACATTGTCGTATGTTATAAATCCTCTTAATTCAACCGTATTCATTTCCTCTTCTGATTTTGGTACAGAAATATTAAGACATTTGTAACAGTATTCGTTGTCGGGAGAGTTTACAAAGATCCTCTCTTCGTCTAGAAAATCCCTTGTCCACCCACTGACAGAAAGTTCAGCATCAGAAATTACCTTTAGTCTAGTCCCACAGTGACCGCAGTATAATTCAGCATTTTTTAAGAACCCGTTTTTTTTCTCTTTAGCATCGTCAATATAGCGATCAAATTCCTTAAGCCTTTCTATAAATTCATTGTCCATTTATGTAATCTACTTTTCTTTTAGCATTTTCCTAATACCAGATCGGAAGTCATATTTGGCCTTAAACACAAGTTTACTCTCGGCCTTCGAGGTATCAAAGACAAATCTTGAGGCATCTACCTCTCTGGCCTTCTCGTGCTTTACCTCTCCCTTATAGCCCATCTCCTCAAACAGGATCGCCCCAGCTTCTTCAGCAGTCAGCTCCTCTCCCGTGCCGATGTTGTAGATGTCATACCACTTATCCCATGAGGCTTCACAGGCAATTACATTAGCCCTAGCTACGTCGTCAATGTAAGTGAAGTCGTTGGACTGCTGTCCGCCGTAGTAGGTGGGGACTAGCCCTCTCTGGATACGATCTACGAAAGCCCCCACCAGCCCGTGTCCTCGCTTCTCCTTGCCGTAGAGGTGGGCGTATCTGAGGACTATCCACGGTGTTTTGCTGGCTCTCACAGCTAGTTCTCCTAGATACTTAGTTACCCCATAGACGGAGTTACCAGTACATTTGAAGTCCTCCTTGATTGGCGGTTCCTGGTTGATCGGCATATAGACCGATCCCGTTGAGGCGTAGACCAGGCGAGCCCCAATCTCCTCAGCCAACCTAACTACGTTGCGAGTCCCTATCACGTTGGTTTCCAGCGCAAGAACTGGGTCACGGTCTGCGTCAGAGAATCTAGCGATAGCCGCTAGGTGAAGGATCACGTCGTGACCCCTCAATAAGAAGCGTTCGTACATCCCATCAAAGCGGATGTCGTCGTGGCCGCTATTAATTAGGTCGAACTCGGTCACTTCATGCCCTCTGGCACGGAGCATCTTAACAGTCTTGCTCCCAACGAACCCACTGGACCCCGTAACTAGGATCTTTAGCGGTTTAGCTGCCTTTTTTCTCTTCATTGTTTACTGTTATTTAAATATTCTATAGCAGACTCTAATATAACCACGCTATCTCCCAACATCCCAAGACCCTTATTACAGCTATTGCACAGCAGTCCTCTAACCGTATTGGTCTCATGGTTATGGTCGACATATAAGTTTTCACTCCATGTCGACTTCGGTTTTAACCCACATATTGCACATAATCCTTTCTGAATCTCTGACAAAATCTCATACTCCCATATACCAATCCCGTACTTCTTTCTTAGGTAACCCTCTCTCTTCTTTCTAAGAACCTTTCCCCTTGCCTCCCTCAAAGAGGACAACTCGTTTTCTCTCCCTTCCCAATACTTTCCATGGTGGACACTAAGATCGTAAATGTAGGCACACCCCGTTTTTTTACGCCTAGAACCACACCTTTTCTGACCATTAACGTGTGGTAGAAACTCTTCACCACAAACTATGCAGTTTTTTAATTTTCTTCTGGCCATCGCAGTTTTTCTCTTATTTTTTCACCAGGTTGAATACCAATTATCTTTATTCCTTCTGGGTAACTGTCCAGCCCAAGAAAACCATGCCTAGCTAAAACTCTGACCAATAACTCCTTTAGGGTTATCGGATCACCCATATCGGGGATGATTAGCTTCTCTCCTGATAGATATTTCTCCCAGATTTGTTTAGCTGCATCGTCAGCCTCGATCATATACCTGGTCATACTTAGATCAGTAACAGTGATTGGCTCGGCCTGTTCAATCTGCTTCTCCCAAACAGGGATTACGGACCCACTAGAGGAGATAATGTTCCCCATTCTGGCCACAACCCCTCCATAAGCCTCGGCCAGCTTCTCTCCTAAAAACTTAGTCGCCCCGTAGGTAGATACGGACTCAACAGATTTGTCAGTAGATACAAAGAGTATCCTCGCACCAGCCATACTGGCTCGCTTGAAGATACGATCTGTCTTGACAATGTTGTTATCAATGAACGAGACAACGTTTGTTTCCCCCAAAGAGACGTGCTTGTAGGCGGCAAGATGGATAACTAGATCCTCTTTGAACTTTATACCGTCTATTTTCTGGCTCCCAAAGCTGTATTTAGAGAAATCTTGTAGTAAGAACTTTACCTGTGGATAACTAGACTTCATCTCAGCCATAGCCCACTCGTTATTATCAATAACTACCAGGCTATGATCTCTATGCAGCAGGTCAACGAATGCTTTCCCAACGCTACCGCACCCCCCCGTTATAACAATGTTCATTTTTTTACAGGATAATCCCCGTGTAGGGGTCATATCTCTGATTTACTTCTTCATAGTCATCATACTGAAGAGGTTGAGAGATCGTGTATAGAAGATACCTTATGGCGTCGATAACGTGGTCGTTCTTCTTAAGTGGTCTCTGCTGCCCCTGTGCAGTCAGCTTCTTGTCCCAACGATAGTTTATCATCTCCTCAATTGCGATAGGACAGTTTTTAGTAAACACTAATCTTGGCTCTCCTTGCGGAGTTCTGTCATCTAATACCTGTTGAACTTTGGATATGCCAAGAGGGACATCCTTCTGTGGCTTCACCATATAGACACCCGCCCGATTAAACTCATCAATCCAGTCTGGTCTAGCTGGGTCTCCATACGAACTACGCACTATAAAGCCCTCAGAAAGCTCTGAGACGCGCCCAATGAGCTGTTCAAACCCAATAGACCCGTATATAACTTCTTCTTGAAAAACGACGTACTGCCCATTAGGACGAAGAGCCACCCAGGCACAGGCGAACGGATGCTCTCTAGTTGCCCCAAAGTCCATCGACCGATAGATCTCATCATCTGGCTCGACATTATAATCCTCTATGATGTGCTTAGAAGGATCAAACGACTTGTACACCTGTCCAGACAGATGAATAAACCCTCCTTTTTCACGATAGACTAATTCATCCTCAGAATACTGAGACCTCATCTCTTCCTTCTGCTCCTCGGTTAGATAAATATTGTCATTCCACGAAGCCAAGTACCATTCTGTGTTCTTAGCTGGGTTCCGAAAAACATCATAATATGTCCAGGTTAATCCATTAACAGGAGTCATCGTACAGATAACCTTTAAATCTTTACCAGCCTCCCGACGAATAATAGACTCCTTAAAGATATCCTGAGGAGGCTCCTCGTCAAACCAGATGATGTCCTTTCCAGCAGATTGGAACTTCTCAGCTCCCTGTTCATAAGACTTAAACGTTAGGTTAGACCCGTTTTTAAGCTCTATCCTTTGGATAATCCCATTCCGCAGATAGTAGATCTTCCGTATCTCTTCCTGGGGAAGCAACGCCATTATCTTAGGTTGTGATGCCTCCATCTGTACATCTGTAGAAAGACAACAAGCCCAGGCAGATATGGGTGGCTTTATCTCCTTGAAGGGGTGGTCTCCCAATAGATACCAGACCATTTCGGCAGCCCCCATTTGAGTTTTCCCAACTCTATTTCCTCCAAAGAAGAAGACAATAGACTTATCAGACTTATGGACAGTCTCTTGGATTGGATAAGGACGGTAGGAAGATACCGCCCACTTCTCCCTCTTATCTACTTCAACAACTGCCGCCTGCAGATCAGGATCATCTGGATGTTCTTGGAAGAGTTCAACTACCTGCTTGTGCTTTGGATGCCACATCTATGCCTTTGTTCATTTCATCTAGCTTTAGTTCAATCTGATGGATAGTCTCTTCTAAGCCAACCTTCACCCCAGCAGAGAAGAGTGATAGGGCTGGTCCCTCCCAACTAATTGAGAACCGTTTATCCACAACACTCTCCCCAGGTTGAGAGACAGTCTCATTAATAACCCCACAATTATTCCAATCTATAAGGGCCCGATCATACCCAAATAAACCAACCTCATTAGCGATCTTAATTAACTGCGGAGCAATCACATACCCAACGCCACCGGCCTTAGGATGCCTCTTGAGGATCGTCTTCACTTCCTCCAGACTCTTGATCTGAATCATTTCGGACATTTACTTTTCTGTACTTCTTAAGAATATCATCTGGTGAGATAACAATATTAGTATTGATCTGAACCTGGTTCCCGTTATTCATCAGCCCAATCATCTTATCTGTAGCTATCCCTCCCCATAGGGAAAGAACATTATCTGGAATCCTTTTTCTTCTTTCAGCATCAGACAACCGAGTAACCTGCTCTTCAAGAACAAGATTAGCCACAGTATTAAACTGAAGCATCAGCTCAGGCTTAATATCCTCAAAGTATTTGTCTAACTGACCACTGCTCTTCAAGTAGCTGATGGTCTTAGCGGGCACTCCAGTGATCGCAGAGACCCTCTGAATACTAAACCGGCCAGTTTCTATGTCTCCCGTCTCAGTAGCAGCTACAGCGGCAACTAGAGCCTTTGTCTTGGCGGTAATACTGTTATCCATATGGGGGTATTGTATCATGTAGAAAAGTGTGTTATAGTTTACCTAATGCCATTAAACGTCGCTGCGACAATTTGAAGACATTCGTAGACGGGCTTCCCGAAAGGGTAGCTCGTTTGCGTGCTACTTGAAGATTACTGGTGGGATAGGGTAGGCGAAGCTATCAGCCCCCCACTGGATGCCATTAAATGATAGCGGGGGTACTGCTTGCGCCTAAGCTACGGGAATAGGCGTCTATGGACAGATCCCCATCGAGATAGGCAGTTAAGTTGACCACGACAGAGTGGGGTGAGTCTGCCCTATCCGATTAGTTCTACCGAGGAGCCTTCAGTGAAATAAGGCGAGGCCACCACACTTCGCTCGCGTATGCCGGAGGTAGAAAATAACTCACAACGAGCGTCGCCACGATTGCGACACACCTCGTCACAGAACCTATCCTTTAGGCTAGGAGGGGCTAGCTATAAACAGAATAGTCTACAGAGCAAACACTACGATAGAGCAAACACTACGATAGAGCAAACACTACGATGGTAAAAAGCACACCTAACTCC